TCACTTGCTCTGCGCCGGCAGGATGTAGTTGTATTCCGCTATGCCAGAATTCACCGTGATTTGGGCAGCGCCATCATCTGATATCTTTACGATCTTGTCCCCTGTAAGATCCATGATGGCTATGACCTGCTTTACCGGCCAGGCCCATGCGCGTTTAAGTTCGCCTGTGACCGCAGGATGGAAAACGAATTCTCCGGCATGTGTGCTATGATCACCAAACATGAACTTGAGGTCTCCGGCGTCTGTGCGGGTCTGGAAAGTGTTTTCTTCCGCATTGGCCTGTGCCTGCATCTTGAGGCGCTGGATACCAGCGATGGTAGGTTCAAACTCGATGTTCCAGTTGGCACCGCGGAACTTGGCGGTTTTCAGTTTCTCTGCCACGATCTCAGATGTCATGAATCTGTAGTCGTTCTTGAAATCTCCTGCAGCGTTCTTGAAGTGCAGGCCTACCGGGGCCTGTTCGCCGTTGCGTTCCTGGCGCTTTACCGTGATCTCTGCCAACTCTCGATACTCTGCCAGGTTCAGCAGGATCTTGAGTTTGGTAAGATTGGGCATGCCAAATGTGCCGATGAAGTCAGCGACTGGTGTGAGGAATCGCCCCTGCACTACCACCGAACGATCTTCGGCAATGCCATCGATCACGGTTTCTTTGGCGGTGCCAGTGATCTTGACAAGGTCGATACAGCCAAGATCGTGTGTGTGTTCTACTAGGTCGAGCAAATGGTCTCTCATTGAGGTTCTCCGTTGGTTGATACTACTATATAGATCGTTTCATTGATTCGCGACAATTTTGGCTAAGCTCTGACCACCTCTCAAACTGGTCAGAACTCCAGGCTTACGCATCTCTAACCAGGTATTTGAGTGATCTATGAGATAGTGTTGGGTAATCTCGAAGCCCAAGCTTTCACAAAGGCTACGCAGCAAGCCGCCAGGCGTATAGCACATAAAAGACCTTTCAGCTAGTTCTACCCCACCCCAGAGATCGCAATCATTGAAAGTGAATGCCAGCACTCCACCAGGTTTGAGCTTGCGGTAGATTTCGTCCAGATAAAGCCGTATGATCTCAAAAGGTTTGTAATGGAAAAAGTTTATTGCCACGCAAAATCCAAACTGACCGTCTGGAATATCTCTCAGCACCCGGCCTTCGGTATCGTTCTCTCTGAGTACATAGGACCGGAGCCTGCGCTGGTATTCAGGGGTAAACTGGCCTTTAGCGGGTTGCAGGAGGCTAGACCGTATATCCGCTAGATACAATGGATCTGCTCCTACCATCCACTGCAGCCATTCTCCTGCAGCAGGTCTGATTACCAAGGCAGCATGATGCCAATCGCTGTGCAGGCTTATGCGGGCTGCTATATACTGTTCGACTTCTAGCCGCAAGGTAGGCCGTCTGTCTAGGATGTGCTGATCGGAGTCATTTACCATGCCTTCGTCATGCAATCGATAGCTGGACGAAAAATAACTGGGCTGCATGGCCTCTATCAGCTGCTGGATCTCTTGGCGAGTGTGGGACACATGGTCGCAAAATTGATCCAAAAGCTGTTTGATAGCCTGATAATCCTGTTGGAGATTGGCGATGCAACCCGGCAGCTGTGGTTGCCCTTCTTTAACAGTTCGCACCAGTTCGCCTAGTTCTTTCTGGCAGATGGCGCGAGAATCTGGTTGCGGCTGTTGGTCGATGTTGTTGAGCAGACGGACGAGTTCGCTGAGCTTCATTGGAAATCAAACAAGTTTTGGAAGGTATTTTCTGTGTTGGTGGCACTGACTAGATCCCAGTCCAACACTCCCAGGAGATTGTCGATCTTCTGATCTACCACTGTGGCCTCCATCTCTGCATCATCAAACGGCAGTTCGCGGAACCATTGCGGCAAGTGCAGTTCATCTGTAGGGTAAGCGATTGATGTCCAGCCTAGTGCATTGGATTTGAGTTTACACACGATGGCTTTCATACCATCTACTATCTGCATGCTGTAGTTGTCTGAGTTCATACGTCTCATGGTGTTCCAGTTCATGCCCGCTCGCACATGACCTGGCATGTTGGCACGACCTTCTCGTTCTTCTCGTTTGGAGTACTGGGTGAGATTGTTGATGCGCTTGGGTGATCCTTTTTCCCATCCCGGGCGTTCCGCGAAGGCATATTTGAACTCTCTGATCTTTTCAACCACAGCATCTCTGGTCTCACCGGTCAAGACATCCGTGAGCACTTCGCTGAGGAAATCCTGGATGATCTTGGGTGTGTCCGACCGCTTGAGATCTAGACCCATGGCCTTGACCTTGCCAGGGCTGCCGTTAACATCCACTCGTCGCCCTTCCTTGTCGATGATCATCACAGCATAGCGTTTCTTAGTGATAAACAGACCCCGAGATGCCACTACCTCCCGACCGCCGCGTATGACCTCTCCCATCTCTCGAGGCACATGGAAGGCCTGTTCCATGAATCCCGGAAAACTCTGGTTCACCTGATTAGCGATCGAATCATACAGCGCGATGCAGGTCTCTTTCGACCAGGCCATGTGTCCTGCTTCTATCTCTGGTCGCAGCACAGGCCATGCAGAAAAATAACAAGAATCTGTGTCGCCATAGATGATGGCATCACCCACATGATCATATCGGCCTGTGATGCACTCGTTCACATAGGCATCCATATGCTGTGCGATAGCCCGGCCTGTGAGCGTGGTTGATTGACCAATGCGTTTGTCAAAGAACCTGCAGCCAGGGTTAAGAATGGCACCATAGAGACTGTTGAGATTGATCTTTTTCACCAACTGCCGTTTGTCCCAGTATTCTTCGTCTTCTGGGGTGGAGCATTCTTTGAGTCGTGCCTGCATGTCTCGGCGTTCGGCATACCAACGCTTGAGCAGACCAGGAATCACTGCTTCGGTTTCATAGGTGAATATGGTACCGTTGGCGGAAATCATCCAAGGCTGATTTGAGTCAAAGATCATCTTCCATACTTCAGCCGCTGAGTGTATGGATTCATCTCCGTCCTGCCAGTCTATGGTTATTTCCGTACCGCGTTGTTGTTCCATGACAGCGGTGTACTCGAGGGTACCAAACAGGCCTTCCCAGGCCGCCGCAAAACTGCTGCCACTCCGTTGCCGATCGGCGATGTAACGGTCGGTCATGATGGGACGGAGTTGGCCTATGATGGTCTCTGGTCCCATGTTGAGTGCTCGGATCGCAGAAGGATAAAGGCTGTTGATGTCGATTGAGCCCACCCAGTGGTGCATGCCTTTCTTGGGATAGGCCACGTAGGCACCTGCGGCCTGGGTGTCATCATCGGTAAGACGCTCTTTTCTCACAGGCACCACCATGCCTCGCTCATGGGCTTCATTGATGATGGCCTGCTCTGTCACAGCCACAGCACCCATGGTGGTGGGCAACAGCACAGTGTTTTCATGTGCCAAGGTATTGGCCAGATCTAGGAATCTCAGTTTGCGATCGATGTCGGCCAGTCCGCGCACGTCCTGCCGATTGTACTCGATGAAGGTCTTCCAGTTCTGATTGTAGAGTTGATCTAGCGTACCTTCGAATCGGGTCTTGCCACCCAGTTCTTCATATTCCAGGATGGCATCCAGGCTGTAGCTGTGCCGTTCTTCATAGGTATATTTGCGATACAACTGCATGTAATCCAGATGCACTCGACCAATGAGATCAAATGTAATATTTTCAGCACCAAAACGTTCAAAAGTTCTCTGTTTAGGCATCTGCTCCCAGAGACAAAACCGTCTGGTGTCATCTTTGCTGAGCACTCGCGTGGTACGCTGTATGGTGTAAGGGATGTCATAGCCTTCGGAGTTCCAGCCACTGAGCACATCTGCGTCTTGTATGAGATTGAGGAAGGTGTCTAACAAATCTCGTTCTTCCCAGAACACGAAGGTATTTGGAAATTCAGCGGCGATCTCGTTGGCCGTGGTCTGGCTCACGTGCCTGGGAGGACGTACCAAGGTCACTAACTGATCCAGCCAATTTAGATACACAGAGATAGCCGTGATGGGGTTGAAGGGATCTTCTGGACGACTGAATCCGCGTTCAGGATCGAAATCTACTTCGATGTCGAAGAATGCAGTGTGCAAGCGAGGTGCATCTATGCCTTTGTAGTTTTCTTCTAGACAACGGAATATGGGATTGATATCAGCTTCATACAGGGTCTTGCCTCGTTGTATGGCCATCTCTTTGCGGAACTCTTTGTTGTTGCGTGTAGAAAATCTGGCTACCGGAGAGCCAAAGATTGAGCGGAACTTGCCCCGAGGATCGTCATAATAGAACACGTAGGAGGCAGGATGTTCTTCGTAGTACCGTTCGCCATCACGGCGTCCTACAACGTGTATGCGATCTCTGTCTCTATCGAAGAGTGCGTCAATATAGCTGATAGTGTTCTCCGTTTGTGGCCGGTTTGCCTTGATTCATGCTGGTTACGCCAGCGACTCGAGCATTGTAGAATATTTATAAAGTTTTACCAACCGTGGTCAGGATTGTTTCCAACAATGCATGATCCTGCTGCTCTCGGCCAAATTCAGCTTTATGAGCCAGGCGGATGGCTTTCTTGAGGATGTTAGGTTTGATCTCGAGTTCTTCTGCCACGGCTTTGATGGTGTCTGAGAGACCACTATTCAAGGTTTCTACTTCGTGCATGACCTGCATGCCCTCATTAACCATCTTTGTAAGTTTGGCTTTTTGTTCTGCTGAAAAATTACGAGTGTCCATGTGTTTTCCTTTATGTAAGTCACATTGTATATCCAAAAATTATCATTGTCAACATGATTTTCATGCGCGCAACCAGTCTTGGATTTTGTATTTTGCCAGATCATTGCTGCTGTTGCAACGTTGCGCGAAATGACCTTTGCCTATCCAGTCAAGGTTGTGTTCAGTGCTAGGCCATGTGAGATCAAAAAGATCGTCGATGCTATGGTCATTGATCCAATCTATGGCACGCCATACCGCAAAAATTCTGTCGAATTCGGTTGGCACCTTGTCGATATCCATCATCTGTGGTATGAAACGCAACCCTAACTTTGTCAAAGATTCCAGGGTGCCGCTCTGGCCCACTGGAATAAAAGCCCGGCCGGCCAGCAATGGTTTCCAAGTTTTTTCAGTGACATAAGGCCACGGCAATTTATAAGAGCGGTCGTCGATCATGCAAAAATCGTTATAGATTGATTCATTGGAACAGTTGAAAAGGCAGTCGAGATAAGCCGGATGAGCCCATGCGCTGTTGTTCATGGGTGTGTTATCAAAACTGTCAAGTGGGATGTTATCTATATTCTGAAAATTTTTGTCCAGCACCAAATCTGCTATGTCAGATGGTAAAAAATATCCTGTGTCCAGATAATACAGTCTGCCTGCTGATTTCACGTTCCACCAAGATAGTATCATGTCGCTGGCGGGAATATTTCGCATCAAATACGCGGTCACCGCGGCCTTGTGGAACTCGTGTTGGAATGACAGTGAACTGACTTTGTGATGGGGACGCCTGATGTCAGCGTTTATTCCGTATTGGTTCCGGATTGCATCGATCTGATGGTGCCAGGTCACCCACCTGGCGTAGGTTACATTCTGAGGCCAAGGAAGACCGGCCGAACCGTTTTGCCAGTCCGTGAGCAGCAAAAATTCTATGTCCGGATACAGCGAAAAAAACCTCAGCAGGTCGTCGTGTTTGAGATATTCTGTATGATAGGTTACTACAACTCGATCAGCATTTGCGGGCAAACTGATGTCGCTGACATTTTGCACGTTGAAACAAACCCAGGTCTTACCAAAATCGATATCTGGAAATCCGAGCATAGATCGTACATGATCTGGCAAATCGCACCACTGCTGCTGCAAGTTCTGGGGCAGTAGATCCATCTAGATCAATATCTATAATGGTCCGCTTTGAAGGGTCCCCGCAATGGTACTTTGATGTAATCTGCCTGTTGTTCTGTAAGCAACGTTAAATTGGCGCCGATCTTGCCAAGGTGTAATCGTGCTACCTCCTCATCAAGATGCTTGGGTAGAACCGAGATCTCTCCTGCACTATATTTGGCATGATTCTGCCATAGTTCGATCTGTGCCAGGACCTGATTAGTGAATGATGTTGACATGACGAAACTGGGATGACCAGTGGCACAGCCCAGATTTACCAACCGACCTCGAGCCAATAAAATGATCCTTTTTCCATCAGGCCAGATCACATGATCCACTTGTGGTTTGATCTCCTCCCACTCTAGGTCAGACAGGGCAGCTACATCAATCTCGTTGTCGAAGTGACCGATGTTGCAAACGATGGCCTGATCCTTCATGAGATCCATGTGTGCCTTGGTTATCACATTGATGTTGCCAGTGGCTGTGACAAAAATGTCCGCTTTATCGGCGGCGTATTCCATGGTAACCACGCGGTATCCCTCCATCGCGGCTTGAAGCGCGCAGATGGGGTCGACCTCGGTGACCCAGACCTGGGCGGAGAGGGCGCGCAGGGCCTGGGCAGAGCCCTTGCCAACGTCGCCGTAGCCAGCCACGACTGCCACCTTGCCTGCAATCATGACGTCGGTGGCGCGCTTGATGCCATCTACCAGGCTTTCACGGCAGCCATAGAGATTGTCAAACTTGGATTTTGTCACAGAATCGTTCACATTGATAGCTGGTATCGGCAGTTCACCACGGGCAGCACGTTCGCGCAGGCGCAGGATGCCAGTGGTGGTCTCTTCGCTGACACCAAGGATGTCGGATACCAGTTCGGGATAGCGTGTGAATATACGATCCGTTAGATCGTGTCCGTCATCTAGTATGAGATTGGGTTGCCAACCTTCGATGGTCTGATCGATGCACCACCAGTACTCCTCTTCGGTCTCGCCTTTCCAGGCCCAGACCGGGATACCAAGATCAGCGATGGCTGCAGCAGCATGATTCTGTGTAGAGAAAATGTTACAGGAACTCCAGCGCACCTCGGCACCCAGAGCTACGAGCACCTTGATCAGCACAGCGGTCTGGATGGTCATGTGTAGGCTGCCTACGATGCGTGCACCCAGCAGAGGTTGTTGATCGGCATATTTGTCTCGCACTGCCATGAGCCCAGGCATCTCGGTCTCAGCGATAGCGATTTCTCTGTGTCCCCAGGCAGCTAAACCAAGATCCGCCACTCGATGGTTGGGTGTGATAGAATGTGACATAGTGTTTACCATAGTTCATCCGATATAGGGTCATTGGTGGTAAAAACTACCAATGCTTGTTTTTTACATACGTTGGTTTTGTAGAAATTGTTGCTACCATGTATCTGATTACGACCAAAATATATCATGCTGCCGATCCGCCATGGCAAAATCGCAGCAATACTGAGTTTTTTTAACTTGTGCTGAGATTCTTCACGGTCGAAAAACATAGCACCTACGAGCTTTTGACTCATGTCATGACACCCATCCTCTTGATCTGGGGCCGATGGAAAAAAAGGACTGATATCATACCTGTCATCGGTGGGTTGATAATCACTGTGATAACATTCATTGAAGACCAGCGTGCTGGTGTAGCCTGCGCTGTTTATATCTGTGTACTCAATGTGCAATGGAAAAATATAAGTGTTACGAGCACTACGATCGTAATATTCGTCCACGTGTGCACCACCTGGGGCATCTATATCCAGAAACATGCTTTTGTAATAATGATCACCATTTTCAACACGATTGATTGCTGGCATCACAAACTGCCGTAGTTTTGCACACAGAGGGTCTTTGCGTCTCAGGAAGTATCCAGTGGTGTGTCGGAACTCATGGCAAATAGACAGAATGCTTTGCACACACCTTTGATCAAGCACATCGTCTATCACGCCAAAACTCACGTGGGTTCACCATGATAGATCAGAGTCTGATCGAGTTCTGGAAAAAGATCAGTATTGCTGCGGTCTCGATCGATATCTACGGTGAGACAATGTATACCGCTGTCCCAAAAACCCTTGGTCCTAAAATTCACAGCCACATAATCGATGTTGCAGGCTTTCAACCAGGTCCGTACTTTTTCCGGAGGTTCGCCTGTGGTCACAATGAGACCGGGATTGATCATGAGGCTGTTGACTTCATATACAGTTTCCAATGAAGTACCAATCCATTGCAGAGCAAAATCGTCTATGGTGGCATTGAACGCGGTGATTTTAACCATCATAGCAGGATCATCGATATGCCAATTTTTTTCAAAATTTCCACTGAAGTATATTTCTTTGGCGTTGACTGGTCGCCAGGGCAATTTCAGGATGTCCCAGCCCGGAAACTCTTGACTTAGATCAGGTTTCCAATGGCTGGTTATGATCTTGCCAGGTGCTAGAGCGCAAAACACGCTGTCACTGTGGCCTCTAGTATGACAGACATGCACACGGAAATCTGCTTGCCAAAAAGGCAAGCAATATTTTTCAATTTGTTCCCAGCAATGTTCGTGGCTGTCTCGGTCGATAAAGATATCTTTGCCAAGACGCACGATGCTTGGAGGCACAATATGACCGAATCCGGCCAGATGAGGAGCCGTGATCACGCAGTTGGTTAGACGATACCGATCTAGATGTTGTTGCCAGGGGTCAGTAGGATACACATTTCGGAGATGATACAGTATATTGCCAAGCATCATGGTTTCATCTCTGGGCGTGATAGGTGGCTTGAGAAGGTTACCATTTGCATCCATGTAATCTTCGGCGTTGGTTGTAAACTTTGGTCGGCTGACCCGGACACCCAAATTACGCAGCGTTGTTTCTATTGCGTCAAGATCTTCTAGAGTGATATCATTGATGTATTTGATAGCGTCAATATTCTGGAGATTTTTGCATCGATCAAAAAATTCAGTAGGATACACATCACCTAGCCAGATTTCGTTGAGGGGGTCAAAATTACAGTAAGATGATAACATGGTCTCATTTATTTGTTTAGATGAACATATATATGCCGATTATCCTGCATCAATCGGCAAATTCTGGCCAGAGAGCCACAAAATCAAGTCGGTCCTCAAAATAGCGTGATTCTATGTCTCGATGCCATTGCCTACACCTTGCCACCTGCTCCTGGTTGCCGTGTCCTAGACCAGCATTTATCCTTTTAATTATATCGTCAACTTGGGGTTCATATGAAAACTTGTTTGGAACAGATTTGACCTTTTGTAACTGCTCCAAGGCCATCAATTTGTGATGATCTGGAAAATCTGAAAAATCCAGCGCGTTTGGATGATCTAACCAATTCCAATTTATTTTGATATCGCGTGCGCGCACAAACTCATATAACTCAGTCATTGAGGTGGCCGAATAGGCACAGAACTGACTTTGCAAGTTAACAGTGTATCTACTTTGATTATTTGACAATAGGTTATCTATATTTTTCACTTGCCGGCTCCAGGATGATCCGCGTCGCACAAATTCGAACTTTTCTCCAACATTTTCCATGCTCACAGTCCAGTAAACATTTGGCATCTTAATCAGCGTCTCGTAAACAGCATTGGTTTCGAGATCAACATTGAGTCCGGAGAAAATATTTACTTCGATATCCTTGCCCAACAGTTCCAATAGCCGGATGTTTTCTTTGATCAACAACGGTTCGCCGCCCAGCAGACTCACACGTTGTATGGTAGATTTGTGTTGAGCGATGAAATCGATCAAGGCATCTCGGTCACGAATCCTGCTGGCAATGGGTATCGTGGTTGAATGTTTTTGTTCCAAGGCTGCCCAAGAACTGCTTTGTGCTGCGTTACAATACATGCAGTTAAGTTGACAGGTGTTCGACCATCTCAGATCCACACTGAGCAGTGTAAAATCGTTGAGACCCTTTGGTGCCTGAAGGTAAAATTGAGAATACCAATTGCGTTCTTGGCAACCTTGGCAGTTCGGAGGTTCCTGATTCTGAGAAAAATGTTTTTTGATCGCTAATAAATCTTGATTATTTTCGCTCGTATAGATCGGCAGTTGCGCGATGTCATAGTTGATGCCAGCACCAGCGCAACACGGTTGGAGATTTTCCATCGTGCCGATGTGGATGTTTGTCCAGGGGGCCATACAAAAATTCGCAGCGGGTGGATCAAAACTCAGCATTGATTAATCTCTGTTGTAAAATGCTCACTTCCTGCCCAAGGGTAGCGAGTCCTGGACACGGGGCAGCAGCCGCCCACCGGCCTCGGGTTCTAACGGTCCTAAGGCTGATCCTTGAGTCTGTGATAAACTTCGATCTGTTCCAGCATGTGTTGGAGCACAGGGTCTGTTTCTGCGGCCCGGAAGATCTGTTGCCACAGTTGATTCCTCAGCATTTTTTGCCGTAATGGTCCTTCTCGCACAAGCTCGCGTTGATTGGTGCCGGCCAACCTGCGATAGATGGTATCTCCGGAATCGGGTGATTCGTAGATATAGGGTCGATCTTGATTCATGCAGATGAGTAGGGATTGGTCGGCCGATCTGCGCCATCTGGGTCAGGCCACACAGGATATTGATCTGGATTCATTTCATTTCTTGGGTGCTGTGGACACACGGATTGGTGCCTTGCCTGTGCTGCCAGAACTCTTGCCTGCTCGACCTGCCGCGCTCTGCGCCCGACGCTTGCGTGTGACCGCGCTTTTCTTTTCTGCTGTGCTCATGGAACGGGCTTTGGCTGCAGGCACACATTTTGCATAACCACTCTTTTCACCAGAAGTACCGCACTCCGGATGCCGACCATCTTTCTTTTTTCCGATGTTGACCCACTTCTGGCGGAACCATTTTCGCAGTCCACCTTCATATCGTTCCATTATAAACTCATGGGCGCGCATGGTCAACCACCAGCCGCGGCGATGGCGGCGCCTCGATCAAAACTGGCACTCCGGCTCTGAGGTGTGCGGCGATTGCGCTGCCACCATTCATAGCCAGCGCGATGTCCCGAACAGTCCTGGGTGCATTCACTGCCGCGGAACTGTAGTTCGTCCAACTGCCGTTGTTTGGTTTTCTTTTTCATCTTGTTGATATATCGACGATACACCGCGGCAGCGGCCGTCTTGCCAGCGGTCTTGGCACGCTGTTCCATGGCCACCGCTGCCTGTATCTTATGCGCATGACTGCGTCCACTGGCGCGTATCTTGTGTACACTGTCTCTGGCATCTTGTTCTGAGGCAAATCGGAGCCCATGGATGGTACCGCGTGGATTTTCATCAGTGTATAGGTCGCTATGAAATTTGGATTTGGTTGGTTGACCAGGACGCCGCGAGATTCTTTGATCTTCTGACACATCTTCGTTTTTCTTACGGCCGGCACAGTGGGCACGCTGGCTGAATCCGCGAGGCCGAGCACAGTTGATAGATCGTTTGTAGCGTTCTGACCACTTCTCTACCACGAATTCTTGTGCTCTCATGATAAAGGTCACCTCATCTCTTTGGTCACATCAGGCCACCATTCTGGATCTGGATCCAGTCGGTTCCGATTCATGGCTTTGATCCTGCGCTCGTATTCTGACTTGCTAGGTTCGATGCGACCCGCCACAACATCGATCACATAGTTCAAAGTCACGGCATTGGCGCTGAGAGTGGCACAACGGGCTGTGACTTCGTTCTTGAGCAGGTCCAGCAGGATGCTTTCGGAACTGTCGGCCAAGGCTCTCACATATTTCTTGGGCACATGGAGATCTACAGTGCTGTAGACAAAATCATAGTGTGGTTCAGGACAGCAATGGAGGATGTATTCATCTTTCACGACGATTTTCTTGAATCCATCTTGGGCATACCAAGTGGCCTGGCTGCCGGTCTCTTCTGCTGGCTGACCAAATTTCTTGATGAGATGGCGTGCGAACTCTTTGGGTTCTTGGTTCTGCCAGTCTGAGATGCTGCCTCCGCGGGCTTCGGTCAAGATACGATCGATTGTATCGATCAGGTCTCTCATGCCGGTATAGGTTGTTTCATGGCAGCACTCATCATGCGCCGGGCTTCGGTCCAGCTGGCGGCGGTGAAAACAAACTCTCGGCGCTGCTTTGTGCCAGCGACCGTGACAGTGGCCCAGAATCTATACTGTTGCATGATCCGCTCCTTTGGTTATTTTTTCTTTGGTTTGCCCATGCGCCAGCCGCCACCTTTTGATTTGTACCATTTGGCCGCCCAGGCATTGGCATAGGCCGAAGGATACACATCAAACTTTGATCGGGCAGCGCTCTTGGCCCGGCCCCACAGCTCAGGATTGGTGGGCTGTGGTTTCTTCTTGGCTTCGTCGAGATCGGAACGCACTGCATAGTCAACATCTATGTCCGTGACTCGTTGGCCCTTGCGCTCGAAATGCCGTTCGATTTGATTACGGAATCCTTCGTCGGAGGTGATGCGTACCTTTTTCTTGGTGCCGTCGTCCAAAGTAACGGTGGCGATGTGGAATTCACCATCACGCAGGCTTTCTGTGGCCATGGCGGGTTCTACAGCAGACGCGCCACGGCGGCGGCGCACCAGATCCAGCATCTTCTCCAGGCGCTCAATATCGGCCTCCTCCATGTCGTTTTCAGCATCGAGCCGTGCGATATCAGTGCGGTCCTGTGCCTGCTGGCCGCGGAAATCAAATATAAGCGCTTCGAGATCGTTCTCGGCCTGGGGGTGGCGTGCCCGCAGCATCTTAAGTATGCGTTCTATCCTGGCGCTGGCACCTTTGCGTTCTTCGCTCAGTTTGGAGATGCGACCTTTTTCGAGTTGGGTTGCTTTCTGGGCGGCATCAAAGGTCATGTAGTCATTGACATGACCATCCGGGAAGGTCACTCTGAAACGGAACGCACCTTGCGGCCGCTCGGCTTCGATGTCTCGCATGGTGAGCCGATCGCGTATCGAGGGAGGAATGTCACTGGGCTTCATGGCTTCCGCCAGACCTTGCCGGCGTTGATCTAGATACCGTTGGCGTTCGGCCGCGATCTTCTTGGCAATGGCCTGTTGTTCTGCAGGTGTGACTCTAAAATGTTCTATTGCTCCGTCTCGCTGCACTCGGGCCAGGATTTCTTCGAAGCTGGGACTATCGGGATCCGGATTGTCCTCATCACTTGAGAAGGTGAAAACTTCTGGATTACCGCCGATAGAGAAAACATATCGCTCTTCGCCTATGTCGTGGTCCGT